GTAGTACTGCCGAATGGTCATGGGCAGCCGGTCGTAATCGTCAGGCTGGCGCATAGGGATTGAGCGGTGTGTCAAAGCGTGTTCCATTGCTCCACTCGTAGCCCGGCTGGCGGTAATCAATGGGCGATTGGCCGCCGATGGACGCGGCGATGGCCACTTCTTCGCTGAAGAGGCGTTGGCTGTAGCTGACACCGTTCACCCCCTGCTGGGGGATGTAATCGGCTGCTGGGTATTGGTCCATGTTCAGGCTCCTGTTGCTGTGGAGCGTATGGCAACCCCTCTCGATCACATTCCCGCGTGTTTTTGCCTAATCTTGGCGTAGCACCTCTCGCGAAGCTCCCTCAGCCCTGAGTCGCATGATTGCGGCTTGGGATACAGCCACCATGCTAGGGGTTTTGGCGGCCCAATATTGGCAAAATCGCGTGCCTCTAGACGGACGCGACACGCTGCTTCTGCCACCTCGTTTTGAGCCTTTATGATCGCTTCGCGTCTATCTGCTATCTGTTCTGCTGTGTTGTCACGCATGAGCCTCTTCCAGGCTGCTTGTATCTCCTGTGCAAAAGGGGCCGACAAGGTCGAACAGGCTATATCGGACCAGCCCCATTCGGGCATTTGCTCGCTTCGGGCAGGTTCAATGATCTCAATGCCATCGTTATTTCGCATGTTCACATCCCGTCCGCAAAAGTTTCGGGCTCTAAAGAAGCCTCTGGAATGATGATCGGGGGCAGCGCGTCGATGTCAAAAATACGTGACACCGCGTCCACAGCGTCGTCGTGCTGAGCGTACGGAAAAAACAAGTATTCGTCCAGGAACTGCTTGTTCATTGAGTACACGCGGCCCTCTTCGTCCTTTCTGTGCACTGGAGCGAACACCCTGAATGCTTGACCCTGCGACTTGACCAGCGCCTGTGCTTTTGTCTCACCTTGGACAACCGCCGGTAGAAAGAACCTTCCTGCCCTGAATGCTGGCTCCAAGCGCTGTACCCGGTCGATCTTTGACCCGTTACCCTCCCGCGGCCAAGCAAGCTCATGAATTTCGAAATGCTCTTTATCGCGTTGCATCTCCAACTCAAAAAACTCCAAATCGGCTGTGCTACCGAACCTTTCGTAACCGATTTTTACTGACTGCACCCCGGGCATGTTCGTCCATACTTTTCTCAGTGCCTTCAAATTGCGCCATCTTTCACTCAATCCCATCCGATGGTGATAGCCATCGAGGAACCAATAATTCCCAGATGCGTCAAGCCCTATGACCGGCATGGCCGTGCGGTCGCTGCCCTTTTTCTTACTCGATGCGGGATCGCACAGGATGTAAACATTCAGGGTAGCCGGGCGCACATCTTGAAAGCGTAGCCACTCCTTCTGGAATATGGCGGCAGTTCCAGCCGCTGGGTTCTGCAGCATCTGCGCCCCCAGCACGCTGGTGGTCATCAAGCGCTTCTTTTCCTCCCACGTCGCAAGTGGCAGGAATACCGGGTTCCCGTCGCGCTGACCATTGTCCGTGGCAGGATAGATTCTCGGCTTGACTGCGCCCATCTCAATCATGGTTCGATATGGGTCGTTCAAGTGGTAGCGAGTGCCAACCATTTGAAAACGTGATAGCCCATCGGCGCCACGCGCTGCCAAATTGTTTGACAACGACCAGGCTTCTGTGGTCTTGGTTACCATCTCAGGACTGGTGACGCTGTCCAGGGTCACGACATCGTCAAACAGCATTAGCTGAAAGTGACTCCCTGTTGGCTGGCCATCCACCAGACCCGACGAGAAGAGCGTGGGTTCTTTCGGATTGGTGCTGCGCTTTACGACCAGGCCGCCGTCTTCGCTCCAGCTTGGAGATTCTTTTTGCGGATCAGCCCACAGCGTGTCAGGGTACAGCCTCTTGAGCGTCTCGTTGGTTTCAAACTCGTACTTGATCTGCTTAAGGAATTTTCGGGCAACAGGTTTGTTGAACGAAAAGATGCAGCAAGTGATTTCCCTGTTGCGCAATATCTCCTGGATAGCCCCGAAAAACGTGATGATGGTGGACTTGTAGCCCTCCCGAAACCACAAATCTAAAAATCCATCAGGGGCCAGCTCTACCTCACGCACACGGGCGTACAGCCATGGGTGAATGATGTCTTTTCGATTTAACAGATGGACGCCAAGGAAAAAGCGGTCGCCTTTACCAAGTTCAGCCAGGGTCCAGTCATCGCACCCAGGCATCAGGTACGTTTCCTCGTAGAAGGTCAGCGCCTGCTTCATCGTGGTCGTCGGCTCATGGAGCCATGCCAATGCCGAATCGACAAACGCCTGATTCGGGTGGGTCACGACAGCGCGTCCACCTTCTTGCGCACGTCCTCAAACGTCAGCACTGCGGATAGCCCCTGGCGATTGGTGTTCTGGTTATCCGGAGGGGTGTCGTCCAGCTTGAACACTTTGCGCTCTAACTCGGTGAGCACCTTGGCTGTGTTCGTGATGCTGGAGAGTGTTTGCACCGCGGCTGTGCTCTCGTCGTCGTCCAGTTCACTGCGTGCCTTGGCCATGCCCTTGGTAAGCAGTTCGGACAGCTCCCCGACACGTTTGTGCTGGCCGCGCAAAATCTGCACGTTCACCTCAGCCATCGCCAAAACCGTGTCTGTGACTCGGGTGTGATTGTCTGTGACCATGGAAGTCACAAGGGCGGCGTCTGTTGCTTCTTTGATGGCCTGGCTTAGGTCACGTACCCACAGGTCTGGCTCGCGTCTCCTGCGCCTGCCAATAGCCTCGCGTGTGACGTTGTGCTTGGCAGAAAGCTCAATGTCCGTGAACTTTGCGGTACGGTAGTCGCGCCTGACAGCATCCCAGTCGATAACTGCCATGATCAGTTCCTCGGTAATTGAGGCATCAGCCAAGCCGGGTACGCGGTTTGTGCTGTCACCAATTTTCTGTAAATGAAACAGCGACGGGGTCTGTACTCTTTGCTGACCCACTCCGTCGTCATTTGCTCCACCGTCGTGGCGTTTGCCAGCCTCACCATGGCCCTTGCCACGACACGCCAGGGGTACCCTACCTCCATGGCCAATTCTTTCGCTGTAGCCCAATCGTGACCACGCACGCCCAGGTGTTCCGTGAGCACGCTGTGAATGTCATCCTGATCCGGGTGTTTTGCCATGCGCCAACTGCAGAATAGAGTTGGGCTATTGTTTCACAAATTAAGCAAGCTAACAACTATCGGTTAATTGGCTTACTTTTCGGGCATGAAAAAGCCAGGTGGTCAGCCTGGCTCGATTGTTGGGTGGGTGTTGCCTAGCTCTGCGAGATGATCTTCACGAAACCCTCTATACCGCTGAGAGTCACGGATTCCCCAGGGAAATAGGGCATCTCGATGCTGCCTATCTCGCGCCCCAGGTTGAGTATCATGATTCGCGCTACCCCGGGCTCTAAGGAGAACTCGACGGCATCAAACTGGGCCTTCGTAGCGCCATCTTCCCTGACGATGAACCCCGGTATATCTTCAAGCAGTGCGCGCTTCAGGTTATCGCTCAATCTGACGGTCATGTCCTAACTCCTTTTGGTTGTGGTGATGATAATACCGCATAGGGGCTTGACAGTCGAGACTGCTGCGGGTTGTTGCCCTTCGCACTTGCGCCCTGAGCCATGGAAGTGCGCCACGGAAAGTATTCCGGCTATTTGCCCGTAGCCGGCACAGCAGGGCTGCTGTGTTTACACGGGGTTTATTTCCCTCCTCCGATGATGTTTGCGATGGCCTCATCCGCGAGCATCGTGTCCTCGATCTCTAACGACTCTCGCCAGTCGAGCAGTATCTGCAGCCCCCTGCCGAGAAAGGGGTCACCGCCGGGCTCACCGTCACACCCTCGCTCGAGCAGTGCAAGGACCGTGTCGAGCATCAACTTCACGTCGGCCGTCCACTGAACTTCACCGTTTTCGAACATTTCCGTTAGTGTTTGTTCTTTCATGCAGATTTCTCCGTTTTGATGGTTTAGTGGCCACAAGGCCACCGTTTTCACACGTTTTCCCTATTCCCCAAATAGAGATATGAAAAATATGTTCCTATTGCCTATAATGGAAAAATATGAAAAACAGTGGCCAAGTGGCCACCCCGTTCGCTAATCGCGCAACATTTGATCGACATTGCAAAACTTTGCACGTTCAGTCGTTTTCCAAAAGACGTAAGTTTTTACATATCTGCTTTTGTCTGCGTGTTCCTGCAGATCGTTGTCGCAGGTCACTGAACTCCAGACCGATAAACACCCGCTCCAACTCACCCCGGAGCCTCTGTTTTGACAGAGAGTTGTAGCCACCCTCACGACACCATTCGCGGTAAGCCTCATAAATTCCGAAGTCCCCGGTGTAGGGTGTCTCAGCACCGACCTCCGCCTGGCAGCACTCTTCGCCAAACTGCTTGACCCGGTCCTGCTCTGACTGGTAGTCATCGCTCGCCAGCCTGACGATGTCGGGCTCCTGCAGGCCGTCCCGATACCACTCCACTGCCCCCTCAACGATCCAGGTCAGAACGCCCTGCATCTCACCCTGGAGCCTCTCTGCCACCTTGACGTCCTTGAGGTAGTGGGCACGACGGGCGTTGACCTCCTCGGGGGTCCCGAACCGGGCCTGGTATGGGATCAGCAAGATGCGTCTCCAGATGCCGTGGTCCTGACCCTTGACGATGGGTCGGTGGTTGGTCACCAGCTGTATCTTGTGGGTTGGGCTGAACTCAAAGAAGTCGGCACGCATGTACCTGGCCTTGAGCTTGTCAGACCCTGTTGCCTGCTTGACAAAGTCCTCGCGCAGCACGCCACCGTCACCTGATTCGTGCGCAGTGACCATTCGCATACGAAACAAATCGGCAATCTCAGTGGGGTGATTGGCGTTCTTGCTGGCGATCATCAGACCTGGTGCGGCTGTCCCTGAATAGTCCCCCAGGGCGTCCCCAATCGTGTCCAACATCGTTGACTTACCGTTGCTGCCCTGGCCATAGTGAACAAGGAATTTCTGCTCTCGTGTGCTACCCGTCGCGCAGTAGCCGAACCACCTCTTCAGAAAACCTACCAACGGCTTCCCGGCCCCCAGCCCGTCCTCCATGGTGATCTTGGCGATCACGTCCTCCCAGACTGGGGCCCGCACACGGGGGTCGTATGCCAGTCGGATCACCCTGGTGATTCGGTCCGCCGGATCGTGCTCACGTATCACACCTGTGCGTAGGTCTATCGTGCCGTTTAGACAGTTGAGCAGCCACGGATTAACGTCAACTGTGCCGGCATCAACGGTCAATGTCTTCTTCAGGATCGTGATGGCTGACATCATGGCACTGACGGCCTCGCACTTGACGCTCCACTTCGCCAGAGCATCGGCGATGCTGTCGTACTCTTCGCGCTCGGTGTCGTTGGCTGACACCTTGGCCCGCCATACCTCTTCCTCGGCTTTGACCAACTTGGACAGCAGCGCGGTGTCACGCCACACGTCCCCGTCCTCGCGCACCCAGTGCGTCCCACACCAGGTGTACCAAGCATCGGCCACC